GCTTTTCTGATTTTTTCTAATATTCTTTCGCGCCAAGCTTCAACTTCCTCAACATCAGCGCCGCCGGTCATACCGTCGGTGTCGACTGTGCCTTGAGAAGTTATCCCAGCAATTGGCGTCACGATAGTTAGGTTCTCACCACTAAGCATGTTTCCAGTATCACCAGACGTTAAACACACAGCCTCAACTGTGACAGTGCCTGAAGCTATTGTGCCATCGGCTAGGGTCGAATAGAGAACGCCGTCGCTTCTTTGAAGAGAAGTGCCTGAAGGTAAAATTGTTCCATTTGTTCCTGTAAAAACAACAAATCCGTCTGCGAAAGTCGGTGAGTTTCTAGGCACTCCCCAGATTGAGCCGTATCTCTCAAGGGTAGACGCGTCTTTTGCTGTATCAACGAAAGCTTCACGAACGATATAATCTAAATACCCGTAGAGAGAATGAACCGCACCACCAATCACAGAACCAAAAGCTTTTATGACTGATCGTCGTAAAGCAGCTACCGATCCAATTATTCTAGTAGAGAGATCGGTGGTCGCTCTTTGCACGATCTCAGAAAGTGTCGGTCTACTAAAAGCCATAATTATCTTGCCCCTTCAATTTTCCACTCTTTATCAAAAGCGTAATTCAATTTCTCGCCATTAGGCTTTTGAATATACACTTGAAGACTCAAAAATCCGTTTATGGGATAACTAGCCTCTACGTCTATCTTATCGGCCAATTCATCTTCAATCATCCAGTTGAGAGCTTCTTTCGCATATTCGACGGCCCGCGTGAGATTGAGCGCAGTTTGTTTTTCACGCTCCAAGAGCCAAAGTTTTGAGCCCCACTTATCGCCTTCAATTTCTTCGAGAGTATCAGCCCACCAGCCTTTTTGAGACTGGCCTAAATTAACTTCTTCTTTTGTAACTCTCTTATCTGTGAAAAGGGAAATGATGACCGCGGTTCTAAGGCCCTCATCTAATTTGATATCGCTATTAGAAATAGCAAAATCAAAAGTATCACCTTGGCTAGATCTAGAAATTTCAATCGCTATGTCACTCATATTATGTCACCAAAACATCGGGCACACTTGTTAGGCCGCCAATGTCATTCTCTGTATGTTTATGCGAATTGTGAGCAGTTTTAATCTCTTCGATTTTCCCGCCCACGTTAGCTGTCGGTGCACCACCTGCAGTTTGTGCAATCGTAGCGCCCGAGATTGTAGCAATTGAAGTGACACCTGCGGGTGCAGTCGCAAGCCCTGTTAAAAGAGATGTGCCCACCACTTCAAGGTTGCCACCAATTTTTGCATTGTTTGAAGTTTCAAAAAGCGGGCATGTTGCTAAGACTTTTGTATTCGCCTTAACTTCAATGATGCCGCCTTGCTTAATGTGAACGTACTGCCCGAGATTATCATACAGAGCTGCTTCACCATTTGCTAAAGTCTTAAGCCTATATCTTCTATCCTCGGTGCCAATAACAAGCCCATGACTTCTATCACCGCCGGGAAATATAGCAACACCTTCCGCGTCCGGGGGCGGGCTTGAGATAAACCCATACTGCCCGACGCGCTCAAGGTCATCAAAAGTTTCATCAGACATGAAAGTCATTTGAAGCCTTTGCAGGCCTTTATCTTCTGAGACTGCCTTGATGACACCACGAGCGACCATGTTCATTATTCTTCTGTGTAAGGGAGCGAGAACGCGATTTAAGATTCTTAAATTCATTCGCTGTCCATCCCTATAGAAAGTTCATCTTTTTTAGAAACTTCGGGCACCGCTATAAAGGCATCTTTTCTCTTTAAGCCGAAAGCGGTAGTGCTTCCATTCTCATCGCACGCGTAAGTAATATCTGAGATAAGAAGCTCTTCATTAATGACACCAATGCTTGGTGCATTTGTTTTTATGATTTGGTTTTCTTTCCAAAAAGAATTATCTCTTTGCCTAAAGCCGGGCACAGTCACAGATACTTTCACCGCACGAGCTGCACGAGTAATTGCCTCGTACTCAGCTCGCTTTTTAGCTTCTGAATTTGTCATCGCATTCTCGGCAGATATCACCAAGGGTCTGTATCTTGGAATGTTTGGGTCGCTAGACCTTCCTATAGTTTGAAAACCGCCGGTGCCGTTTTCATCAAAGCCGTTTTGCGCTTTTATTTTATAAGAAGAGAAACGATCTTTTTGGCTAAAGTTCGAGCTGCAAGAGAGAATATTCTCACCTTGCTCGAGTCCACTAACCGCGTAAGTTTTTCCGGGCTCCGATATTCTGAGTTTCCCGTCGGGGCTTGAAGTTAAGAGGAGACCTTTTTGACGGGCCCTTTTTTCTAAGATCTCAAAACATGTTTCACCAACTGATGCTCTAACCATTGGTATTACTGCACCAGTGTCAGCGAGATTTTCGACAGTAATGCCGAAAGCCGCGCAGAGTTTTTCGCAAAGCTTTTCAAATTTAAGGCCTGAAAATTGTGGGCCTATGCCGTCAATGCTGCAATCAACTAAGTCAGAAGTTTTATCGCGGCCCGTGACTTCTATTGTTCTTTCATCTTTGGAGACGCTCGTTTGAACCTCATCAACATAGCCTGTAATTAAAAGTTCATCAGATAAAAAAACTTCGCAAAGATCACCTGGTTTAATCGGCCATATTTCACCATTCCAATTATCTGTCACAGAAAGAGTGAAAGCGTTGGCAATTGTCTCGATGCTTTTAGATATCGAAAAACCCTTCCAGCCTTTATAGTTTATAGAGTTAATTCTTAGAGTAGCTATGTCGCCCATTAGCTAAACCTCAAAGCTTTTATTTCCCTATTGGCTGGCATGAATCCTGGATTAGATACCGCGTTTCTTTCTACTAAATCCTTTTCAAGATCAAGGGCCTCATAAAGATCATAAGCAACTACAAGGCTCGGCATTTGAGCTGTGTACTCGACACCAACTATTCTTGGTAAATCCTGATCGGGATTTGGCACAGCTTTAACAAGCTCATGCTTTAATCGGTAAAATCCAGAGTAGACATTATCGTCAAGTGTACGATTTAAAATTGTATCGATAAGATCAAGAACCTGATTTCTATCGGTCTCCGCGTCTTCATAGCTTTCGTAAATTCTATCAGTAGCTTCACCGGCTAAGAGCCCCACCACTAATTCAAAGTTCAAATCCCGTAGGGCGCGAGAGTTTTCTGATTCAGCTAGTCGGCTGCTCGTTAAACTATTAGAGGTATCAAAATCAACGCCGTATTCGGAAACACCCGTTAAGGCTGATTTCATTTGCTGGCTACCGCCGGGGAGAATAGCGAGAAAATTATTTAGTGTTGTGACAAAATTCTGAGCGACCCTATTCGGTGTCTGCGCGATGTCTCTAATATCAGCCTGCATATTTCTGATTTGGTACGTGTAATCAGCGAGCTTTTCAGTGACACCATTTATCTTCTTTGCTTGCCCGTTAACGACATCCGTAAAGGCTTGTATTTTTTCTTCAGCGGAATCCGTTACGAAAGATGGGGTATCAGCCACAGAGTATATAGCCTCAAAAGCTGCGCTCGAGATATCTTGCAGCTCTTCAATTGTGCTTTTTACTTTTGATGCGGTATCGATGGCACTCGACGGGTTTAGCTTTTCACCAACTTCCACAAAAGAAAGTGAGAAAAAAGCTATGCCAAGCTCAGACTTAGATTCACGTACTGAGCACCCAGTGCATACAACTTTTTTAGTTCCAAAATACGGGTGAACTAAAAGACCTTCGCCGTCCACGTTTTCACATGCGGCAATAAGCTGATCTCTTGCGCTCTCGTAGTTTTCACCATTAACAAAAGCCTCGAAAGAGTATTCTCTTTTTTTCCTACCGAGATCTTCTGAATAACTTACTTCTTTAAAAGGGTACTCATGGACGACAATGCGCCTACCACCCTCAAACGTCGTACTATCAAGATTAAAGGGTACATTTCTAAAATACCCTTGCTGAAACTTTTTAGCGAGTAAGCTCATTGCTAATAGCCCCCTGGTTGCATCGCATATCCACGAGACACCAGAAAATCTTCAAAGCCTGTTGAGCTTTGAGAAACTCTCGCGCCTTTAGGGAGATTCGGCAGATTAACAGTTAAGCTCGCGGTAGCGTTGTTCGTATTTGTTTGCCCAGCCGCACCAACAAAAGAATTGTTAGCGGGCGCTGCTAATCCGGCATTAGTAAAGACACCGTTTTGCATAAAACTCGGAACTTTAAAATTAACTACCGAACTTATCTTATCCGCTATGGTGCTAAGAAGTTCCATGAACGGCTCCCAATTTTTATAAAGAGTGAATCCAAGTGCAGCTATTAATCCAAGCCAAGGGAAGGCAACACCAAATGCAATACCCACGCTAGTAATTGAAAGAGCTAGAGCACCAAAAGCTGTCGCCGCTCCGTAGAGCGCAACTAAAAAAGGCGCAGCTAAAAACGCAGCAAAAGCACCAAAGACTAATTTTAAACGACCCATGTTTAATTGGCTCTCGCCCGTTTTGGAATCGTAAGTTGTGAAAAATTGCATTGTCGATTTCAGCGCTGAAGTCAGTGCGCGAAAAGCGTCTGGAAGTGATTTGCCTATTGTCTTAAAAAATTCTTTTATTTGCGGCTTACTAGCCATCAAGAAATCACTGAGAACTTTTAGGCCTTCTGAAAAACCACCAAGCATTGATGCGCCCGCAACATTGCTAAGGCTACCTAGGATTTTACCGAACGTGACGATTTGATCTTTGAATTGATCCCCACGCTCTACATCTTCTTTAGATATTATGAAGCCCTCAGCTTCTTTTGTGTATCTAGCAAAGTCTCTTAAGTACGGCGTGATTTCACCGAAGTTTTTGCCAAACAATTTAGCTGTAATCGCATTTCTT